TCTAGATTAGTAGTTGAATGATAAGGACTAGTTTCTTCATATACATCTATAGACGCACATTTAGTATTTACACATATATTAATTTTAGGAACAAGAGCCATTATAATAGGTTTTACATTTACTACTTAAAGGTAGTAATTTTTTTTAATTAATAAAAAAAAGTAGCCTGCCTAGACAGCAATATTTCGGCAGGCTACTGAGGGTTGAGGAGAAAATCCTTATTATGACATATCTAATGAAGTAACGGCAGCTACTTGTGGTGCTAATGCTCCACATAAAATTTTACCTGTACTTACACCTCCTGCGCCTGTTACAGCACTTACAAGTCCTGTAGCAGCACCGTTAAGGTTTAAATAGATCAAAACATTACCTTTAGCTGTTGCATTAGATGTTAAATAACTTACATCTTCTGTCCAAGCAATATTTATAACAGAATATCTAGAAGTTAATGCTGTGTTAGCACTTTCTCCAGGAATTTTAACTGCAGACTCACGAATTGTTGGAGGAGTACCAATAGTACCTTGTCCTTCAAATCCCCAATTCATAAATTCATCCATAGCAACTTGTTCCCACATACCGCTACCTGTTTTAGCTCCTACTAAAGAAGTAATAGTTGCAGCAGTATCAGAAAATGTAGCTGTAAAACGATTTGTGTAGTAATTTCTCCAATTAGAAACACTAAACTTATTTTCAACACCTGTAATCTGAACTCCTGATGCAGCAGCGACTGCATTAGCATTAGTAATACGAATAGCTACAGCAGATGCTACAATTGTAATAGTCTCACCTTGGTAAGCCCATTCTAAAGTAAGATCCCCTGAAGTAGTTTCTTCAGAAGTTACTTTATATACAGGGCTTGTTAATACATTAGAAACTGCTATGTAGTCACCTGCTACAATAGCTGTAGTAGCAGTAGCAGCAGAAGCTTCAACTAATTTAGAACCTTTAGTAAAAGTAAGTTCTACTGTACCTGTAGCTGTTATAGCACTTCTTGCTCCAGCATTAAGCATTTCAAATTTAATATATCCATCTGGATCAAGGGCAAAGTTTTTAATACCACTTTTTACTAATTCTTTTGCTACTTCTGATTGAGTTGCAGCAGCATCAGTTTTAATAGGACCTGCAAATTGACTAGTTGGTTGAGAGTTGTCTCTTCCATTGTTGTCATTTCTACGAATTCTTAAATAGTAATCTGTAGAGTTAGCTGATGGTAAAGAACCTGTAGTTCCATTATACCCAACAGTAGTAACTTGTTGTACAGCATCTACGTGTACTCCAAGAGAAAAAGTTTCTTTTCCTTTAGTAATAAGAGGACTTCTCATTAAAGGCTTATTTACTCCTAAACTTTGAACAATAGCATATCTACCGCCTGTAGCAATATCACCATAAGTTTCTCTTCTTCCACCTGCGTCTACAAAACAAACTCCTCCTGAACCTAGGTTAGCATTTGTTACAAGTTTTCCGTCAGCAGGAATTGTCGATGTTTCGTGATCGCTTACTAATGCAGCGAAGACGTTGTCTGATTTTCTTAACATTTTTTGTTTTTTTTAAGTTAATATTATGTTAAATTGTTTATTCTAAATCTTTTGAAGACATAGTGTTAACTAAGTCTTGCTCTCGTACTCTTTCTAATAATAAACTCTTAGCTATATCTATAATAGGTAAATGAGTTGATTCATCGAGAATACAATTTCTTTGGTCTGCAACAGTATCTCTATCTACTACAATGTTAGGCGGATTTATAAGATAGTTTATAGCATAGCTTTCTATATTATAAGTTCCGTCTGTAACTAATTGGTGTCTTTTAGCTGTAGCTACAGCAGAAGGTAATTCTCCTGAAGTTTCTCTAGAAAACACTAATCTCCAAGTCATTGAGTCACCGTAAGTAGTGAAATAAGGTTTTTTATACTTATTTTTTGATAGTCTAGAAACCTCATCATGTGATACTACATTAAATATAGTACTTATTGGAGTAACACCATCTGTACAAATCTTTTTGTCTATTGTTCCTTCTTCATGTATTGTATACATAAAAGAATCATTAGTTCCATTAGGTAAGTCATAAAACGTACCGTTAGCAAAAACACCTGTTTGATCAGTAGAAGCAGTGAGCACAGCTCTCGCAATAAGAGCACTGAGCCCCTGACTTCTTACCTCGGTTTCTTCTAAACTTTCACCTTTACGGTTATTTTTTCTATCAATAAACTGTTTAATGTATACATGCATAGCGTCAGTAAGAACAGAAGAATAATCTACATCTTCGTATCCTGGTGAACCAAAACTAGTAGCTCTGTCTACTTGTTGGTCTAGTTCGTTTGCCATTGCATTTGCATCCATATTTTACTTTATTTTTTGTTAGCCATTTCTACTTGAGATTTAACTCTCATATGCATGTCCTGGTTCTCTGGGTCTTCCATCCACCTCAAGGCTTGTGTCAGATCTCCTATTTCTATTCCGTTATCCAAAGTATAACGTCTATCATTCATTTTTTTAACGGCTCCAACTTCAACAGCTTGCTGCATAAAGATTTTACCTTTGTATGTAGGATCTTCTACAATTCTTAAAAATCCTTCAGGGCTTTCTTCTAGTACCTGTAGTATTTCTGTTTCTAACCAATCACTATTGTAATTAGCAGGAATTGTTCTTCCTAACGCCCTAATGAATCCTTTCATGTTAGAATCACTAGATACAATTTTACCATACTCTGCAAAAGCTCTTGTTTTAAGTTTACCTGCTTCAGCTCTTTGAGAAACTAATTTACCTTGATTCACAACCATGAATTCATAAGTAGCTCTGTTTCTTCTTTCCTCATAAGAAGGAGAGATTAAGTTATGGTAGATATTAAAATTTTATATCTAAACATACCTAAAGCAGTATTTAAATCAAGAGTCATACCTTGCTTAGTCAAAGTAACTCTACTTTTTTTATCCGTTCTCCAGAAATTATCTGCTGGAACATTGTACGGATTTAGGTCTACACCTAATTCTTTTTCAAAAAACTCACGCTCGGTCATACCGTTAGGAAAACCGTCAATGTATTTTTTAATCATTTTTTTATCAATGTCATCAAGTATCATTTTAATTCCTCCACCTTTTCGGGCACTCATTAAAGGAACTTGAAAACTCTTTTTTACTTTGTTAAACATGAAAGGCTCTTTTGTAAGATCCTGTCCTGCTACTAGTAATTTTTTCCACTTTCCTGAAGACTCTATAGGTTTAACCTCTACAGTTCTTTTTTCTAGAAAGGATTCCCAGACAATCTTTGTCTCGGATATTTTTGTTTTAATCTTTGTTTCTACACTCATTTTGCTGTCGTTATTATATTAAATTTTTCCTCAAAAACTTAAATAAGCTCCCCTACTGTTAGAGTAAGGGAGCTATATTTAATATTAATTATTTAGTTACGTTCAAACGTAAATCTACAACTTTAGTAGGATCTTCAATCATCATTCCTCCCCATTTTTGGAAGTGAACTTCGTATCCATCAATTGCTGACGATACTGATTTAGGAGAACCTTTACCACCTGCAGTAAACGGATCACGCATACCTGCGATGTATGCCCAGTTATAATCTGGAACACCTTTTGGTTTAACTCTGTAGATTCCTGCATCTTCACCGTAGTCAAGAGCGATCATTCTGTGAGACTCAACAATCCCTGCACCATCTGGGTGACGTTGTGGGAAGTATACATCATCATCAAGGAAATCTAAGATCTCAACTCTAAGCTCAACACCGTTATACCATGAGTATACGTTATATTGTGGCTCCATAGAAGAGTAAGTATTATTACCTCCAAGGTTTCCTGGTTGAGTTTTACCTGTTAACCATCTATCAGAAATAACAGTTACTGTTGAAGCAGTTTTAGCAGAAATTTGCTTAGAAATTTCAATCGCACCGAACTCACCAGTCATGATGTGAACTACACGTTTTCCACGCTCAAGTTTACCAACACCCATATCAAGTAACATCTCTAAATGCCAATCAAGGTCGTATGTATTGTAGTAGTGTACGTTTGATGGAGCAATTTGCTCAAAGAAACCAGCACCAGACTCAATAGCATATTTAGTCTTGTCATCTTTGTTTAAATACTTGTGATCAGATGTCCAGTTTTTCTTACCATAAAGACACATTCTTGCAAACATTTCTTCTAATTGGTGGTGAGCAACTAAATCCTGATAGTTAATCCACATTGATTCTTTTTCACCTTTGTAGTTGAATCCAAATTCTAATGGCTCATTTTTTCCTTTGTTGATTGTGTTACCAGCAACTTCATACTGCATACGCAATGTAGAAGGACGGTTTTCCATTCTCCAAGGAGAACTGTAGTAAGGTTCAGCACCTTGATAAGACAGTGTAGAAGGCGTAGCTCCGTAGAATTTAGAGAAACGAGTACTAACTGCTAATTCATCAGAAGGAACAGTAGTGTTTGTATCATCTGTAAGTAATTCAACTTCTACTTTGTAACGTGAACCTGCGTCCATTGATTTTTTTACTAAGTAGTGGTAAGCATCAGATTCTCCACGTAAAACATTTGTTTCTTCAAACAAAGGCTCGTCAAAAATAAGATAGAAACGCTCTCCATTTGATCCTACATTTGCAGGAAAAGTTCCAGCAGAAATAGTAAGACCACCGATTGTTTCAGCATCAACAAGAGCTAAATTTTTGTCATGTTGACCTTGTAGCATCCAGTTATAGAAACCATTTTCTTGTTCAACTTCTTTTACAGGAAAACGATCTACGAATTCACGTAGTTTTCCTTGTAAGTTAGTTTTGTAAATAGACTTGATTACGTTAGAAATCAATTCTGGTTTTTGTTGGTACAAAGCATGAAAGTGATTATCGGTAACAAGACCGTTATAATCCACAGCAGCATACTTTTGTAACGGAAGTAATTGTGACATTTTTCTTTTTTTTATTTATTAAACGAATATATTTATTTATTACTTTTTCTTTTTATAGCCTCTTTCTAGCATATCTAAAATTCCAGAAGTTTTTCCTGAAACATTAGAAGAGTTTTGTCTACCTAGACCTCTTTCTTCTTCTGATGCTAATACTCTATCTAATTCTGATACAGCTTTTGTTTTAGCTACTTTTTTAATCTTATCAATGTTAGGCACAAACTTACCTTCTTTAGTAACATCGAAAAGTCCTAGTTGATCGTAGTAACTCATGAGTGCCTGAAATTCTGCAGGCTGTTTCATTTGTTTATACATTAAACTAGTATATTCTCTACCGTTTTCGTCTTTGTAGACTGGGGCAGTCATATTAGTTTTAATTTTATCTCTAACAGTTTTGTTAAGCTTTAGTCCAGTTATAAACTCTTCTCTAGAATCTACAGTAGTCATTAAATTATTAAACTGTTCGTTTTGAGCATTTTTATATTGCTCCATTTTTTGCATCTTATCTTGTTCAGCTTTTTTTACTACTGAAGAAGCTTGATTTATAAGAGAAGGTAAAGCAGTTTTAGCTTTTTGTTCTAACTTATCAATACCGTCAGCTTCTTAAACCATCTTTCTAGCCTCATCATCTGAAAAATTCTTTCCTTTTAAATATTCAAAATAAATATTTTTTTGAAGGTTAGCATCTTCAGAAAGAGCCATTGAAGAAACGTTTTCTAAAAAATCAAGACGTTGTGCTATTTGAATAGCTTGGTCTGTATCAGAAAATTTATCTTCAATTTCTAAGAATTTTTTCTTAGCTCCTGAAAAGTTGTTCATCCAAGATTCTGTTTGAGATTTAAATTGTGTTTCTAATGTTCTAGCCATAAGTTTTTTAACTGTATCGGCTGAAGCATCTTCTAACATTCCTTCAATCTCTTCTTCATCAACTCCTAAAAAGATATCGTCTTTCATCAAGTCTTTAATAAGAGCTTGATAACGAGTAGTTCCTTTTTCAGGAGGATCAACAGAATCTTTAGATTCCATTGTTGTAGTTTCAATTTCCTCGCCAGAAGTCGTTTCTTCTGGTGGCATGATAGTTAAACCATCACTAATAGATATTTCTTTTTCTTCTTCCTTCGTTTCTTCCGAAACTTCTAGATTTTCAGAATCTTCACTTTTAATTTCTCCTCCTAAATGTGATTCTTCTAATTCTTGCGGTGATAATATCTGAATACCGTCAAACAATTCATTTTCTCCTTTACTCATTGCTGTCTTTATTTAATTACAATATTAAAATTATTTTTATAATATATAAACCTTATTTAAGTTATTTTGTTCTAAGAAGTATAGCTATATATTAAATTATTTATTTTTTCCTGTTACTGTTTTTACAGGTTTATCACGTTTAATTTCTTCATTTGCTTTATTACTTCTAATAGTTTCTTCTAATCTATTTTCTTGAATTTCAATAGTTCCTCTTTTAAATTCTTCATCTACTTCTGTTCTTTTTACATCTATTTCATCTCTTATACCATTTCCATCGCTATCTACTCGCATGCCGTCTCTAATAAACCCTGCTTCTTCTTTAAAAAGAATTTCTTCTTTCTTTGCTTCGATTTTAGCATATTCAACTTTACGATCTTCGTTTTTGTGGAAATCATCTCTTTCCCACATTTGTTGTTGCATTTGATTTTTAGCAGCTTCCATTTTTTCTTGAGAAGCTCTATTTGCTTCTGCTTGTTCATTCTGCTCATTTCTAATACGCTCTGCAGAAACTTTTAACTTACGAGAAGTTTCTTGTACAGACTCTGATGTAGAAATAGCAATTAGATCTTCTATCTTAGCTTGTCCATTTTGTATAGCTGCTTGCGATAAAGATTTAATTTCAGAATACAATGCTGTATCTGCTGTAGAATTTCCAATATGTATATCCATTTCTGAAGCAGCAAACTCATCAAAGTTATCTACCATAATAGCGCTCATATCATCCATTAAGAACTGACCTCTTTTAGGATTCTTTTTATAGGCATATTTACATACATCTAAAAATTTAGTCATTACTCGTTTACGGAAGTTAGCGTCTACTGCAAACCATTTTTCTGTAATGTGAGAAGTTTGTGCAACTTCACGTTCTACGTTACCTACTGCTTCACGATTTTGTATTTGTCCTTCTCTGGCTCCAGAAACACCTGCTAATTTACCTAGTGTATTTTCTATATCCAAGAGTATGTTTGTATACATTTGAATAGCATTAGGATCTCCTATCTGAACATTAGTAGCAGTCAGTGTATTAAACGCTCCTGCAGACTTTCCTTGAGAAGGCCCTTTTAATATTTCATTTGTAGGATCTAAGAATCCAAATTTATTTACTGTAATGTATCTAATCCATTCTGCTGGTTCCCATCCTGCAGGAATCATAGACGCATTAATTGCAGCAAAGTTTCCTTTATATGTAGCAATTTCTAGTTCACGTTTGTAGTAAGCAATATCATAAGAATAAGCTAATGGTTTCATTACATCTGATAAAGATTGTACTCTAGTATCATTAGTACTATAAACTGATCCTACAAACGGAGGTGTGCCTTTAGATTTATTTGTTAAAGATTTTCCAGCATAACGTACAGGCTGCATTGCTACATAAATATCATCTGCTATTTTAGTAGCTTCTAGCCATTCGTTAACCCATGTTTCTTCTAACTCTTCTCCTAAATCTTTTTTAGCTTTATAAAACTCATCTACAAAATCATATTGAGTTTCTCCGTCTTCATCGTAATATTTACGTTTATATATTTTACGTCTAGATCTCCAACATGCTCTAACAACTCTTACATTACCTGCAGTATCAAAAGATCCTGCAAAAGTTCTAGTTGCCATTTCACTTGGATGAAATATTTGTAAAGCATCTACATCTCCGTATATATCATTTATAGCAAAGTCTCTATTAAGTCCTATTGCTGTAGAAGCGTCTGAGTTAGTATTAGTACCTGTTTCTAAAAACTCTACATCTTTAGGTGTAAGCTCGTCCCAAAAATCATCAATAACTTGCCCAGTAGATAAATAATCGTACCACACAATTACATCAGAATCTTCTATATACATAGAACTTCCTCCTAATGTGTAAAGATTTAAAGGATTAACTCTTCTCATAACAGGCTCTCCTCCCATTACTCCACAGTATACTATTTCTTCTCCTGCAACAAGTAAGTCTTCAAATGTACGTAGAAATAAAAAATCTAAATCTTGTTCTTTATATTCTCTTTTAAGAATTCTATTAGCTGTAATTTCAGCAATGTCTTGAAAATCATAACTAGCATAGTCTGCTTGTTCTTTTAAAAGTCTTTGAACATCTTCTTCTGATTGAGCTTCTCCTTTAATAATCCCTACAATTACTTCGTCCATCTGTTTTTTTATCTCTTTTTCTTTTCGAGAGATACCTTCTTTATCATTAGCAGATAAGTATGCACGATATTCTTTTCTTCTTTTAGAGTACTCTCCTAGTAAAAGATTAATTTTAGAATTTTCTATTCCTATATGTTGAAATTGTGCAGGAAGTTTTTCTAGATCTAGATTATCAGGATTAATATATCTTTGAAAATCTTTAGGGTTAATTATATTAGAACGTAGACTATAGTTAGTTTGCTTGTTTTTAAAATTAGCTCTTAACTCATAATCTGAAGATAAAATTTCTTCTGCGTAATCTACACATTCTTTAAACCACTTTTTTGTTTTTTGTTTGTCAGACAGCTTTTGCCGAGGAAAGCTAACTATGTTATTTAATTTTACACTTGAATTGTATGCCATGAGAGTATTTGTTTAAGTAACAAAGTTAAATATAAAAATTTAAATTTAATGTCCTAGTTTAAATGGATTATCAAAGTTATCAAAAACAGTCTGAGATTCTTTATATTTTAATACTCCCATATCTTTAAAATAAGAATTATCTAAGAACGTTTTAACAGCAACTTTTTCTTTTTCTATATGTCTTTGTGTTGTAGCATCGTGCCACAACAACATGCCTAGGGAAGATACACGGTCAAAGTTACCGCTTCTATTCCACATAATAAGTTCTATCAACATTGCTGGCGAGTAAATTAATTCTAAAACTCTTTTATCAGAATTACTAGAAGTTTTTTCCAGTAACCAAGATTTAATAAAATCTCTAGCCGTTTGATTAACTTTCTCTGAGGCATTAATACCTTTAGAAGTATTAGTGCCTTGCCTAAATGTATCTGAGTTACGTAATTGATAAGGTGTATCTGCTAACAAATACAAACATTTCTTACGTTCAAAGTATGTAAACAGTCCTGGTAAATTCTGCTCGTACATTCCTGTAGCGTTGTAATATAATAATAATTTTCTACAAATCTCATAAAAATCATTAGGGTCATCTGTACGTCCTGTATACTCTGCAACAATTTGTCTAGTAAATCTATTCATTACTACTATAGAAGGAAGCGAGCTTGTAGTAGCTCTAGCTTTATCTACGACATCCATCCCTGCTATGTATGTACCTCTAGGAACAACTCCCTCTTCATTTTTTTGTGGTTTTACCCATACTTCTGTACAACCTTCTTTAGCATCGTTTTTCTTTAAAGGAAAATTTCTTATAGGTTTAGCATCTTGTATTGTAGAAAAATCTACTTTACCTTCTTCATCAAAAATTAACTCTCCTTTAAAAGAACTGTCTACATACTTGTGACACTCTCCTCCTTCTACTTCTGCTAAGTGATTTTTTAAATACAATGTAGGAAAGTACGCACCTTCTACAACTAAGAATGCTTCAGAAGGAATTATAGGTCCATTAATAATCTCACCTTGGTATACAGAAGGATCGTCTGATTTTTTAGCTTGATCTCTTCTATGTGTAATATAAAGATCTGCTCGTTTGTCGTCTGTAATAAAATTAGGCTTGTCTTTAAACTCATTAAGAGTTTTAGTATAAGGTACAAAGTATCCTATTTCTCCTCTATTCTCAAATATATCTTCAAACACTAAGCAGTTATAATCTTGTGGATTACGGAAAATAGATTCTGCATATAAAGCAGCTCTACCTGCTACCAGACCGCCAGTACCTAGGGCCCAAATAACTAGATTCTTTTTTTGCTTAGATTGTTGTGTTGCTTCTATAGCTGCCCAAGATTCTTTTATGTTATACATAAAACCAATCTCATCCATAGCAACTAGGTTAGGTCTAGTACCATTGGCTGCTAGCGGATTATCTTTAAAGGTTCTATGTCGTAACAAAGACCCTGTTTTTGATTGGTATTCTTTATTGGCAGCAAGTGATCCTGTATGCGATACCAATAGTGGAGAAGGATGTTTCTTTTCTGAAGAAAGCTTATAACCTCCAGGCAACATTTCTAATGCATGGAGTACTTTTTTAATTAAAGGCCCTGTATATTTAGTGTCAATAGCTCCTACTATTGTATCCGAGGCAATATAGTTTTTTTCTTTTTTACGTTCTAAATATACGTCATAATCTGTAGCTCCATCAAATAAATAATTATGATTTATTAAACCTGATGTTCCGTAAGACTTCCCTCCTCCACGAGATTGGATACTTATTAAATGCTTGGCTTCATTTTTATAAAGAGGCTTGCCTAAATCTTTTCCGTGGTTAAGTCTTAGGTATTCTCTGGCATTTACAAATACTCTAGTGTTTACTTCTTTTTGTGTAATACGTCCTAACAAGATAGCTAAATCTTTTTCAGGACCGTACTTCCTATCACAAGTATACTTTAAATCTTTGGAAAAACCTGAGAATCCTCTACATTCTTCATAAATGTAAAACATTTCCCAGTCTAAGTCTCTAAGCCAAGGAAGTCCTGAAGCTTGTGCAACAGAACTATCGTCTTCAAATAATATGTTATGGAAATTTACATAGTAGTATAACGGGCCAGGCATCCATTTACCTGATATCCAATACCCTTCAATACATCTGCGCTTTTGTGTTTGCCAATAAGATAGACGTTCATAGTATTCTAACTCAGGGTGTAGGTTAGGAACTTTTCCTGTAAGAAAGTTAGAATTGTTTATTATCATTATAGTGCGTCTTCGTCTGAGAGTGATAATGTTCTTGTCCCTTTTCTATGAACCTTTTCTTCTTCAAAGGTAGCTTTAATTTTATTATAGTCGTCAAACATTTTAGGAGTAGCTGCTAACATAGAGTCTACATCTTTTAAAGCTTTAGTATCTAACATAGCTGTGCCTCCTTGAAGCAGTTCCTGGTACAACTCTTTAATAGCGTGATCTCTCATCTTAATAGTTATATTCCAAGAAGTTAGTGCTCTTTCTGCATCTGACAATGCCGTGTCTCTATAAGAATCTATTACATTAGAAATTTTCTTCCAATTAACTTTAATATTTTTTAGAAATGTCTTAGACATCTCTTCATACTTATTAGGTCTGTTGTAAAATTTAGAATCAGGTTGTTCACACATTTGTATAGCCCACATAATTCTAGAAGATTCTTTTTTATCTTTAGAAGTGTCTTGCTTGTAAAACTCTTCTAACTTAGCAGCAAATCTCATCTCAGGGTGAGTTGTCCAAAAACTAGTTTCAAATATACTAATGTCCATTCTTTTTCTTTTCTAAATATTTATTAGCGTAGGTTATCTTGTTTAAGTTAGGAATAAATTTTCCAAAGTTATCTATATGAATAGTTTTAAATCTATCCGCTACATACAACCCGTCTTCCATTTTATCTTCTTCTGAAATAGTAGTAGCTATTTTATCTACGAACAGACCGAAGATTTCTTCAGCCTGTCCTATAGATATGTTGTGTTTTTTGGCTAGGTTGTTAAGTATAATCTTTTGTTTCTTTGCCATTTACAAAATAGTAATGTCTCCGTCAGAATAGTTACTTCCTATTACAGTATCAATTCCATTAGAAGGAGGAGCTAATTTACGAGGTGCTGTCACCCCCGATTTTTTAAGTTCCTCCTTTTTAATGGGCTCCTCAATAGGAATTATTTTATCTTCTTTTTTAGGAGTTCTGTGAAGCGGTTGTTTACTCATGCTCATTTTAATCTGTATCTCTAAACCATCTGAATCAGGTTTAAATAACAAACCAGGATTTAATATTCCTTCTGAGCTCAACACAGGCTTGCCCATGTATTGTATTTTTTTAAGTCTAGAGATTAAACCGTTATATTGTTTTTCTTCTATTTCTAGTTTTTCTCTAACTTCCTTACGCATATCAGTACTAAGAACAAACTTAGCTCGTTTGTCTACAGGCAATGCTGCGTACTCATGGTTCAACACAATCAGTTCCGCAATCACATCTCTTTCTTGAGGAGTAGCTCCCATAAGAAAGTTCATAAAAGAAAGTATTTGTTTGTACACTCTTTTATCATCTGTAGGTATGTTGATAATATGCTTTTTCATTTTAAGAATTTCTAGCTACTTCTTGTAATTCAGTATCTACGTTTAATAATTTACCCAGCTCATCCCAATGCAACAAAGTAGTTTCTGCTACAATAGTCAACACTGCCATTAATACTTGAGTCTCCATCTTAAACTTATCATAGTCTTTAGGTTTTGTAAATGGAATAGTTTGTAGTTCTCTTTCTGGATGTCCTGCTTCTCTTAGTTTAACCGTAAAGTTATACTGAGTAAGAGCGTCTTTATCTTTAAGATCTACTACAGGTTTTAATTCATAGGAAAACATCTTCCCTGATCCCTGTCTCTGTTGAGAATTGTTTACTCCATCAAACACAGCATCTATAATACTGAACAGTTGATCTGATTGTTGTTTTGCTTTCATGATGTTATTTTAATTTCTAGTGTATAAAAATTAGAGTCTGTTATAAAATACTTTATTTCTATTATTATATCTTTCTTAATACAATATTCTTTAATAGTATCTTGTAAAGACTCCTCTTTATTAAATAAGTAAAAAAGATCTTTACTCTTGAATTGGAGCTTTTGGTCTTGCATCTATTAAAAACACTTGAGGTACAACAGCATCCGCTCCTACAATTACTCTTGCAGTTAAATCTGTTTCATACTCAGTTAATAACTTGTCAATCGCTGCTCCACAAGCATCACGTTGCATTTTTCTATAAGCTCCATACTCTTCTGGAGATAAATCTTTTAGAGAAACTTTCTCTTCATTAGGCGTTACTGTTTCTTGGTTCTCTTCTCCTTTCACCTCAGTAGCCATTGTTTGTTCTTTTGCCATCTTATTATTTATTATTTATTATGTTGAAAAAATTTGCATGTTTAATCTATACCTTCCCCTAACAGTAGTAGTTAGTATCAAACCTCTTTTTTTAAGAGAGCTGATGTGTTTGTCTAATGTCACAGGTGATATCTCAAGCTTATTCATGATACGTTCTTTATGTACTTTATCTGCATACCAAATATGATTTTCCATATCAGTCTGTCTTAATATATAATACAAGACATGGAAAGTTCTGTCCTTAGACTTTAGTAAAATACTTTCTTTTGTATCTAAATAAACTGTTATCACTTTTCTTTTTCTTCGTTTAAACATCACAAATATATAATTTTATATCAATAATTGATAGTACAAATATAAAAAAGTTTAGTTACTGTTACAAATATGATAGTAATAATATCAAAAAATGATAGTAAGCCTTTGTTTTACTGCAAAAAAAACCCTCCTAATTTCTTAGAAGGGTTCAACCACTATAAACTAAACATTATGAATAAATCGCTACCAGGTATAACAAGAAATAAAAACACTGGATAGCTTCATAACTATAGCAACAAATATATAAATATTTATGTATAAGATTTACAAAATAAAAAAAATTATTATTTTTCTTGCATAATTAAAATAGTTTACAGGGCTTACTGTTACAAACATGATAGTCAGACTATCAGACGGTGTTAGGTCAGTACTGTTACAAACGTGATAGTATTAGCCAACCAAACGTAACAGTACGTTTTTTTACAATATCTTTAACGCCAGGCAGTTAGCTATAATTACTATCATAAACATAACAGTAATTTTAATATAAGGTAAAACCTTTAGGTTATACATTTTACTTATCTTTATACTTTAATAACTTATAATCAATATCATGGAAGAAAAATTTTTAAGCATTTATCTAACAGCATCCTCTGCAAGATCTCTGTTAAGTACTAAAGATGTAGTGGGTGTAGACATGGCTTCTACATCAACTGTTAAGATCTGGTATAAAGGAGGAAGAACTGCAACGCTAACATTAAATGCGGCTATGGCAGCAAACATTAATACAGTATCTGATTTCTTAGCAAATGAAATAGCACAGTCACATAATCCTAATACAAGTCCTCAGAGTAAATATGTAAATACTATAAATCAAATTGCTACTCCGTTTCCTAATGGCATTCTTAATGGAGCAGGTACTCCTGCAGCAGTAACTGTAACAAGTATAGTCATAGCATAATATTTTTATAATATTTTTTTTATAATATTTTTTGTGCGTGTTTAAATGGAGACCAGCAAAAGCAACGACCCTAGCTAAAACTTGAGCGGGGTAATACTGCCCCTCTCAAATTTAAAATTTATATTATGGCAACTGCAACATTCCACAGCAACAAAGGCGAGAAGTCTGCGTTAATTCTAGTTAAGAAAAATCCATTCGTATTCGAAACTACACCTGTCTACGTACCAAGACAAGCTTGTGCTGACTACAACGAGGGTGACACATTCGAGATACCTGATGGCTACACACTTGTCGACATGGTTGGCGAAGACGGTGTCGCCTACACTACCAAAGACGGTTCGGCTATACTAAAAATGCTCTCTTACTGAGAGTATTTTTAGTTGTCATTCATTAGATAAAGTAGTCCAAAATTCAAAAGATAAACTTAAACTTAAACTATACATTATGAAGAAATCATTTTTTACCTCAGCAATGTTTATGTGTCTAGTATGTACTATGACATTCTTAACATTAACATTATTATCATTTGCAACAGTATTGCCTATTTTTATGAATGTATTCTTTGCAGTATGTACATTAACTATGGCTATGATGTTACCAAGTTGTTCAACTAATGAATAGATTTGTTATTTATTCGATAAAGTAATGATGCTTCATAGGTCTAACCACAGCTTTTAGTACACAAACTATAAGCAAGTAGAATTATATCATTTAATTCTTTATAGCATTATATTACAACAAGTCTAAATAGATGATCACATACTTGAACCTTGTTTATCGAATAGTTTATCCTTATTTAACCCTTTAAATTATAAACAGGAGTGTGAATATAAAACCTAATAGGAGAAACAATAATGTTTCCAGGTATAGTTCCTGTTTACTATTAATTTATCTAACCCTTTAAATTATACAACGTGAAAAATTCATTCAAAGAAACAGGCGATATGACTATCGCAATGCTAGATGTGTACATAGCTCATCAAGATAGCGTAAACAAATTATTAAACAGACTCGTTACCAATGAGATTGATCGTAATGATTATGATAGACGAGAACGAGCTCTCTTTAACTTATTTAAAAATAACATTGATAAGAACTATGGCGTTAAGCTGTAGTTCTTTAACCTTTTAACAATACTAACTGTGATCTGCTTTCCACAGTTAGTAAGACTTTTACTACTAGGCAGTTACCATCTCTTCAAGTCAGACAATAGAGAATGCAATGTGCCGAACTGATAAGTCTGCTATAAATGAAAGCTATATTATAATCTAAATTAAAATCTAAACAAGATGAATCTAGACGAATTGAATCAAAACGAATGCGTAATCCTTAACGCAAAAAAAGTAAGAGGAGGAAAAGTACAATTGATGTTTGCAGAAAAGATTGTAAACCCTAATTTAAGACCTACTTCTATAGTAGGTATTTTAAATAAATCTGATGAGCGCTTTGCTAACACAGGTAAACCTAGATATGCATGGCATTCAGGTGAGTCTGAAGATATCAAAGCTGCGTTGGATATTGATTGCAGTTCTTTAGTTAATGAAGGAGATGTAATGGAGGTTAATCTTATGAACCCTACTATCGAAGGGCAAGATTTGCATATTCAAATTACAGAAACAACAACAGGAGATGAGTATGATTACGCTAACATAGACACACGTGCTAAACGTGCAGGAAAAGATGGCGATTTCATTCTATCATCTGATGGAGATTATATCTTCGTAAAATCAGACGTTGTACCTGGTACTGCAAAGCATACATTCTTAGAGAATACTGCTAGAAAATCTACAGTAGCATCTACTGATGATGCAGTTGCGCAAGCACTTGCAGGATAATTAATTTAATATAGGGAGCTCTTAGGAGTTCCCTGTATTTTTAAACTTTTTCAATTATGAGTGAGATTATAAACTATGTAGACAGTTTAGTTATACAACACAGTATTAAAAGCTTTTTACACTATCAAGAACAAGAAGATAAAAGACCTAATTTATTAGACATAATAAACTATGTAGAAAAGGATACATTACATGACGGTTTAGACATTATTAGACACGTCAATCAATTAACTATTACTTTAAAAATAAAGAAAGTAAAAGCTAATTTTAATAAGCAATCCTATAAACTTATAGAGAAGTTATAGCATTATCTTAAACATTTATTAATCATTTAAACTTTATATCATGAAATCATTAATCATTTTATTTACATTATTATTATCATTTACATCTTCAGCTAACACTGAAATAACAAATGAGACAACAGATAAGTCTGTTGCTGTAGAATCTACTATTGTCTATGACAAAAGAAAAAGACAACGTAAACGTTTTAATAGAAAACACGGTGTTAAAAAAAGCAAGTGTTTAAAACAATATAGAATTAAAGTACGGTAATAAATTTCTTATCTTTAATATAATTGCTTATGCTAAAACAAACATTCTTAGAAATGGATAGTACGTTAGAAATTATATACTGTGAGGACACATTTCCTAATATGACTAAAGTAGAAGTAGTACAACAGTTACTGCTTCTACCTTTAATAACATTATATAGATCTGAATACTGTTCTATACCTGGTTTAGGTATAGATGAATGCACTATCTTTTTAAACTAAATCATTATTAACTTAATTAAACTTATACAACATGAAAAACTTATTATTAGGTATACTGTTAGCGGTTAGCTCAATGGTATACAGTCAAGGAACAGAATTCTTTACAACATATGGAGATGTATTAAACGGTAAAGAAGAATTTACAGTAATAACAATTTATAAAAACAGCGATGATTCTTCTAAATGGGAACTTTTAACTAAAAAACATGCAACTGTTTTTCATAATATTATGTTGCCTTGTAACGAAATGCATTTAATTTCTTTTGTTAATGGAGACGAAGAGAAATTCTTATACATAAAAAACTATAAAGAAGGAGCATATCCTATCACAATAGATTTCAATTATAAAGATATAGATGCTGTTATATTTAGAAATGAATTGGGATATACTCATGTTTCAGGTACTGAAGAAGAATTATTTGGAGCTACTGTGAGTATGTAGTTAAAGAAATGGACCGATAATAAATCGGGTCATAATTAGAATATAAGGGAGCCTTTGTGGAATGGGGCTCCCTTTTTTAGTGGGTTTATATGTTATGTATAAACCTTATGTAAAATATTAATTCATACTTTTATGCTAAATATAGGGAGAAAAATAAAGAGAAAAAAAGCGCAGCTCGATGAGCTCGGAATGTTTATAAGACTATTGCAAATAGATTATGTAATAAAGTCTAAAGAACATTTAGTTACACTAATTGCTGAACATTTTAATAAAGTATGTGATGTTGCTGATATTGAAAGATATGAGCAAATGCACGTAGTACAAGAAGACTATGAAAAACTATCCAGGATGGTTAGTAACGGTAATCTAGAGCATTTAATTGAAGACTATGAGCAAATGCATATAGATGTTATAGAAAAAGAAGAACCTTATATAAACGATTTTTTACCAAAAGAATAAACATTATGAGCACATATTTTATTACTAATCAACAGAGTTTATTTACTCCTGTTGGCTATAGTTTTAGTACTGTAGACAAATGTCTAGAGTATTTAGAAACGTTAGACGAAGTAGGCGTAGATACAGAAACTAGACGGTTTGATCCGTCTGTTGAATCTGATTTGTTATCATTGCAATTAGGCGATGATAAGAAACAGTTTGTAATAGACTGTGGTACTGTAGATATACAACTATTTAAAGATATAATAGAGCGTAAGCTTGTATTATTACAGAATGCTAAGTTTGACTTAAAGTTTTTATACTTCTTTAAGATTGTACCTAGTAAAATATACGATACTTTCTTAGCAGAACGTATCTTAACTACTGGTATACCTACTGCAAGAAAAGGTTTAGATGCATTGGTTTGGAACTATTGTAAACAACATATGGATAAATCCATAAGAGGTAGTATACATAGAGAAGGACTAAGCGCTAGAGTTATTAAGTATGCAGGTGATGACGTTAAGTATTTATCTGAGATAAAACGTAAACAACTAGAAAAAGCAGAGACATTAGATTTAACAAAGTCTATTAGTCTTGACAATGAATATGTTAGAGTGCTAGCATATATAGAACATTGTGGTGTTAAACTAGATGTGGATAAGTGGAATACTAAGTGTCTAGAAGATAAGAAGTTTTTAGAGAAGAAAGCAAAAGAGTTAGATAAGTTTATATTCGATAACTCTAAAATGTTTCCGCATCTAATTGATAACCAAATGGACTTGTTTGACCCTAAACCTCAGACTCGTATAAACTGGAATAGCTCTAAACAAGTTATACCTTTTATGCAAAAAATAGGTATAGATACTAAAGTTAAAGATAAGAAATCTGGTTTGACTAAAGATTCTATTGATAAAAGTGTACTGTCTCCTCAAAAAGATAAACATAAGATAGTGCCTTTATACATAGAGTATAGTGAAGCTTATAAAGTAGTGTCTACGTATGGTGAGAATTGGTTGGATTATATTAATCCTAGAACTCAGCGTATACACACTAACTATACTCAGATTATGAATACAGGCAGACTTAGTAGTGGTCAGAAAGGTAACAAGAAACGTGGTTTAAGTCAAAAACCTAACATGCAAAACGTTCCTTCTGATGATAGAACAAGGTCTTGTTTTATTGTAGAAAAAGGTAATACACTTATTGTTGCAGATTATTCTGGTCAAGAACAGGTAGTGCTAGCAAATAAATCGTTAGAACCTAATCTATTAGAATTTTATGCTAAAGGATTAGGAGATATGCATTCGTTTAATGCTAAAAAGATATTTAGTACTGAATTGGCTGATGTTGAACTAAACGATGTTAAAAAAGCTAGACCTGATTTGAGACAAATGGCTAAAGCTGCAGGCTTTGCTATTAACTATGGCGGTGTAGGTATGACTATTGCTAGAAATCTATCTATTCCTTTAGAAACAGGCGAGATGGTGTATAAAGCATACTTTGAAGCATTTCCTGGACTAGCAAACTATTTTAAACTACAAAAAGATAGAGCTATTAAAAACGGTTATATTGAATTTAACGATGTAAGCAAAAGAAAATGTTTTGTTTATGGATTTGAAGACTTTAAAGCATTACACAAGGAACTGTATGACGATAAAGGTTTTTGGTCAGAGTATAAAGCAGAAAAGATTAAAGACTCTGATCATTTTAAGAACACACTGAAACCTAAAGTACGTGAGTATTTTGTAAAGAAAGGTGGTATTGAACGAGATGCTTTGAATTATCCTATTCAAGGTACATCTGCAGATATAACCAAACTTGCTGGTATTTATATGTTTAGATATTTAGAAAAGCATAACCTTGTGTTTAACGTCCTAATGCCTAATGTAGTGCATGACGAGATACACTTAGAATGTAAGACAGAAAAAGCAGAAGAGCTGTCTTTAGTATTAAAAAAATGTATGGAAGATGCTGGCGATGTGTTTTGTAAAACAGTGCCGCTTAAAGCAGAACCATGCTTAACCCCTTATTGGACACACTAATGACAGAATTAAATTTGAATTACGACAATGACTTTAGTAATGTTTTTAGCATTCAAGAAAACAAAAGCAAATGCTTTATTAACGCATTATGTTTTACAGAAACCATTAAACATGCATCTTTAGAACTAGGTGTATCGGAGAAATGTATTTTTGATTTTATGAGTGGACAAGACATTACTAGAGAACATGTCAAGTTAATGAGAGAAGATTTTAATAAAACTAGAAAAGAAATAAAATTAAGATTTGATCCTGTTATAAGAGGAGAAAAAGTAATTTATTATAAAAACAAAGAAAATGGTACAAATTAGAATTTTAACCCAGTATTTAGAGAATTACTCTGACACTGATGTTCCATATTGGAAAAACAAAGGAGGACATACTTTTACTATTAAAGATGTTAACAGTGATTTAGTTATGTATTCTAATAATCTTAGTAAGATATTAGCTAATTTAGTAGAAACTGAAAATAACGAGCATAGTAAATACAAGTACATAGAACATGAAGTACTGTTCCAAGAAGATGATTACTGTATTGATAATGCTATGCTTGCACAGGAAATACAAAATTATAATGGAAAAGATAGAAAAGATGGAACAACTTCGTCAAGAAATACTTGATGAAAAAATGAAAGATAATCCTAATGTAAAGTATATTAGAATTTTACAACAAATGTTAGATAGAGTACATAAGAAATACAAAAGTGTTAAATAAGTTTACAAACATAATCGTAAGTGGGCTTTTGCTAATAATTTATTATGTAGGTATTGTTACATTAAAAATAAAAAGTAATGGAGGGAGAAATAGAAGTAAATTTAATAAATAATACTATAGAAGATCTTAAACGTATAGATATTAACCAGCAAATAATAAAACTTCTTGCTGACGAAGCAAAAGTAAAGCAAAATAGAATAAACATGGACAGGACAGAAATGATTGAAAAAATACTAGATTTCTCAGGAGATAAGTTTGAAACAAAAGAAGATCTTATTGAATTAGCAAAAGAAAGTAGCTATGCATTAATGAAAAGATTAATTATTCTTAAAAAATCTAATAA